AGAAGGGGTTGTTAATCAAAACACCAACAATTGGTCTATTTTAAAAGAACAGTACATGAACTTACAAAAAGATGTACAAAAAATAGAATCTAAAATTAATGAAGAAAAAAATCCATTAGCAGGGTAATTATGAAATTTGGTTTAATAAAAAATGTAGTAGGAGCCATAGCACCGACACTCGGTTCTGCTTTGGGTGGACCATTGGGCGGACAAGCAGCCTCTGTTGTTGCACAGGTTCTAGGCTGTTCTCCTGAGCCAAAAGCCATCAATCAAGCCATTCAATCAGCTACACCCGAACAAATGTTAGAACTCAAAAAAGCTGAACAACAGTTTGAAGTTCAAATGAAAGAGCTAGATGTAGATATATTTAAACTAGAAACAGCAGAAAAACAAGACGCTAGAAAAAACTTTAGTAAAGATTGGACAGCTAGAGTTATGGGTATTGCTGTTGTTGGTGGATTTATGGGTTATATATTTTTAGTAACTTTACAACCACCCGAACAAAATTCTGAAGCTTTAATTAATTTAGTGTTAGGATATTTAGGTGGGTTGGCGTCAGCAGTTATATCGTTTTACTTTGGAGCATCCAATACGGGTGATAAAAAAGATGGCGAGTAAAAATACAGTTCAATCTGTTGCATCAGACTTAAAATCGCATGAAGCAAAATGTGAAGAAAGATGGAAGACCATATTCAAAGAAACAGCAGAGATAAAGCAAGAGATGAACGATTTAAACAAAACTTTAAGAATAGCAATGTTTGGAACTTTTGGTTTTATAGGAACTTTATTCATCGCTTTTGTAACAATCGTATTCGGAAACTAATGCACACTTCAGACGAAGGTTTTGAACTTATAAAAAAATTTGAAGGTTGTGAGCTTGAAGCTTACCAATGTGCTGCGGGAGTTTGGACAATAGGATACGGATATACCAAAGATGTACAAGAAGGTGATAAGTGGACTGAAGAAAAAGCAGACTTTATGTTATGGCGTGAACTTGATGACGAGTACGAACACTATGTAAACTCTCTTGTTACAGCGCCAATAAATCAATGTCAGTTTGATGCTTTGGTTTCTTGGGTATACAACTTAGGTCCAGCTAATTTAAAAGCATCTACTTTATTAAAAAAATTAAATGCAGGAGAATACAATGAAGTTCCTGCACAAATAAAAAGATGGAACAAAGCAACTGTAAATGGTGAGCGTAAAGTATTGCCTGGCCTTACAAGAAGAAGAGAAGCAGAAGCTTTAATGTTTGAAGGAAAAGACTGGCAACACATATAACGGAGGCTAGATGTCTGAGTCCTCTGCTAGAATATCATTAGCAGGTGAATATTTAGCAGCATCATACTTGTTGCGATATTGCGACTCTGTAATTTTAGCTCCACCAGGTCATAGATCAGATCTTATTCTTGACCACGATAATCATCTTTACAGGGTTCAAGTAAAGACTACCAATACTATATATGTAAGAAGAAACAAAGATTTTTATCGTTGGGAATTACGTACAAGCAAGAGAACTGCTGATAACATTCGCCAAAATAAAGTGGTAAGATATGGAAATGGTCAAATCGACATGTTTTGTTTTGTTGCTTTGCCAATTAATAAAGTGTTTTTTGATGTGTATGATGGTACAAAAAATTTAACTGAAGTATCTAAAAGCATTAAAACTTTAGATAAAATAGATTCAAAGGATTCTTTGCTTCAAGCTTTGTTAAAAATAAACAAAACACCAGAGCTAAGTCCTTTAGGTAAAACAGATTAATAAAAAATGGCGTTACAAAAAACTTTATTTAAACCAGGCATTAATAGAGAAGGAACTGACTACAGTAATGAAGGCGGTTGGTTTGATTCTAACTTAGTTAGATTTAGACAAGGCCTTCCTGAAAAATTTGGCGGTTGGGAAAAAGATAGCTTAAGTACATTTCTAGGAACTTGCAGAGCTTTGCATCCTTGGGTTTCTTTAGGAGGAACAAAATATTTAGGTCTTGGAACAACTTGGAAATATTATATAGAAGAGGGTAACTCTTTTAATGACGTAACCCCAATAAGATCTACAACTGGCGCTGGCGATGTAACATTTTCAGCTGTTGATGGTGATGCTACTATCACTGTTAGTGATACTGCACATGGAGCTGTAGCTAATGATTTTGTAACTTTTTCTGGAGCAGTATCTCTTGGTGGCAATATTACTGATGCTGTTCTTAATCAAGAATATCAAATAGCAACAATAATAAATGACGACTCTTATACTATTGAAGCTAAAGATACCAACGGAGATACTGTAACGGCTAATGCGAGTGATACTGGTAACGGTGGAAGCTCTACAGTAGGCGCTTATCAAATAAATGTTGGGCTTGATGTTTATGTCCCTGGTACTGGTTGGGGTTTAAATGGATGGGGAGAAGGAGCTTTTGGATCAGTGACTGCTTTATCTCCAAGCAATCAGTTAAGACTTTGGACTCATGATAACTTCGGCGAAAACTTAATTATAAATGTTAGGGGTGGAGGCATTTATCAATGGACTGAAAACAATGGTGTTGGAACAAGAGCTGTTGATATGTCTGCAATATCTGGTGCTAATTTAGTTCCTACAGTTGGTTTGCAGGTAATCACCTCAGAAGTTGACAGACATTTAATTGTTTTAGGCGCTGATCCAATCAATGATTCAGGTACGGCTAGAACAGGTGCTGTTGACCCGATGTTAATTGCTTTTTCCGATCAAGAAAATAATTTAGACTTTGAACCAAAAATTACAAATACTGCTGGTTCGTTAAGACTATCTTCTGGATCTGCAATTATTGGAGGAGTTAAATCAAGACAAGAAACTTTAGTTTGGACTGATACTGCTTTATACAGCATGCAGTTTGTTGGACCGCCGTTTACATTTTCGGTTAATTTAATTAACGAAGGTACTGGCTTGGTAGGTCCTAAAGCAGCTATAACAGCGCCTTCTGCTGTTTTTTGGATGGGCTACAACAATTTTTACGCTTATAACGGTAGCGTACAAACGCTGCCTTGCAGCGTTCATAATTACGTATTTAACGATATCAACCTTACGCAATCTTTTAAAATTAACGCTTTTACAATCGTTGATAAAAATGAAGTAGGTTGGTTCTATTGTTCTGGTTCAAGCAACGATATAGACAGATACGTGATTTACAATTACGCAGAACAAACTTGGGTGTATGGTCAATTGAGCAGAACGGCTTGGTTAGATGTGGGTATAGAAAATTATCCTAGAGCTGTAAGCAACGGCTATCTTTACAAACAAGAAACTGGATTTGACGCAGACGGTCAACCGATGACAAATGTGTTTATTGAAAGTTCTGATTTTGATATAGGTGATGGCGAACAGTTTACTTTTATTAGAAGAATCATCCCCGACTTTAAATTTATCCAAAATAACAACGAAAATGGCTCAGTTAATATTGTTGTTAAGACAAGAAACTTTCCTGGAGATTCCTTAACAACCAACTCTACTAGCGCTATACAAGAAAACACTCAACAAGCATATGTTAGAGGCCGAGCAAGACAAATGGTTCTTAGGTTTGAATCAGATGATGATGCAGAAAACAACGGCAATTTAGGAATTGGCTGGAGACTAGGCGCAACGAGAATAGATATCAGAACTGACGGAAGAAGATGAGCAAACTACTGCCAACTCAGCTCCCGCAAGCGCAAGGAGAAAGCGTTAGTTCTGCTACTTTTAATAGACTTATAAGAATTTTAGAGATAAACTTAGGAGCAGTAGACCCTGATAATACTTTGCAATTATCAACTACTCAACGTGATAAGTTAAATTTTAATCTTGGCACGCTAATCTTTAATACGACAACCCAAGTGTTGCAAGTATTTAACGGGACTGAGTTTATTGATTTGATGGATGAACCCAATCCTCAAGGATACGAAGCCCAAGGTTTACTTGGTAATATTTCAGTAAGTACAAATGGAAATATTACAATAACCTTGTAAAATGATAATATAACATATGGAACAAGGTATGCTAAACAACGGACAGAGACAGCAACTAGAAGGAATTGCAGCTTTAGGCAGAAACGAAGATACTTATTTGGCTCACGTAGCGCCAGATGAGATGATCGTTCCAGCTCAAGCTTTACGCGATAATCCACTTTTAAAACAAGCAATCGAGAAATCTATTTCTAAGTATGGGATTGATCCTAATCAATTCGTAGTTGGAAATGGCAGTATGGATTTAAACCCTTTAACAGGTTTACCAGAGTTTGGATTTTTATCTAAAGTTTGGAAGAAAGTTAAAAAAGTAGCTAAAAAAGTTGCTCCTGTAGCGATGTTTATTCCTGGCGTAGGTCAGGCTTTAGGCGCTGTAGGTGGATCTTTGTTAGGTAAAGTTGGTTTAGGCAACGTAGCTAGCGGTATTGGAACTTTAGCTTCTAAAGTAGGTCTTAGCGGCGTTGGAAATGCTATTACGGCAGGTGCTGGCGGCGGACTAGGAAGCGCCTTACAATTTGGCAAGCAAGCAATTACATCTGGAATAGGTGGTTTGTTTAGTCCTAAAGGTATGATGGGCCAAGTAATGCAAGGTGGGTTTGCTCCAAGCGAACAGGGTGGTTATGTTCCAGGATATAACATTCCTCAACAATACTACGGTGGTGGATTTATGCCGACTTCTAGCTATTTTTCTCCTGGTTATCAATTTCCATCTTCCCCATCTGACTACGATCCAGTAACTGGAAGGGGTCAGAGTAAACTTGGTTTAATAGAAGACTTTATTAAAGGTAACAGATCTGGGTATGATCCAAAAACAGGAGCAGGTCAAAGTCGAATAGGAATGATAGAAGACTTTATTAAAGGTGGCGCAAGTGGTATTAAAGATGTTTTTACAACTGACGAAGGAAAGCTTAGCACTCTAGGTGCAGGCGGACTTGCAGCTTTAGTTGGTAAGATAGCTTACGATCAAGCTAAAAGCAGATCAGGCGGCTTGGCAGAAACTCCAGCAGTAACAATGGATCAACTTGGCAGATATCAATTATCAAAAGCTTTAGGTACTGGTGGTACTAGAGAAGAGTTTGGACTTGCTCCAGCTCCTCAAGCTTTAAAATTTGCTCAAGGTGGCGCAGTTATGATTGAAGAACTTGACATGCGAGACGGCGGTGAATCCGCTGGACCAGGGACTGGTACTTCAGATGATATACCAGCAATGTTAAGTGATGGCGAGTTTGTAATGACTGCTAAAGCTACACGTGGCGCAGGCGCATTTGACGTTAACAAAACCAAATCTGGTATTGAGCTTATTAAAGGTGGTAGTGCTTCACGCGAAAAAGGTGTAAAAAACATGCGTGAATTAATGAATATTTTTGAGGCAATATAATGGCTGAACCGATGTTACCAGTTTTACGTGGTATAGATAGAACAGAAGTTATTTCAGATCCAGCTTTACGAGAGCTGTATTTTGGTTCTACTGATACTCCAGGTTTAATAGCGCAAGCAACTCAAGCAGCGCAAAAATCTTATTTAGATCAGCCAGCTATTTTACAAAGAACAGCTGGACTAACTGGTCTTGAAAGAGAGGCTAGAGATATTGCCAGAGCTGGAATAGGTTCTTACCAACCTTTTCTAAGACAAGCAGAACAAGCTTACGGCTCAGGTCTTGGCTCTTTACAATCAAGTTTAGGTTTTGGCGGACCATCAGCCAGACAACTTCTTGGCATGTCTTTACAAGGCTACGATCCAAGAATGGCAGGCCAGTTCTACAATCCTTTTGAGCAACAAGTTGTTCAGCAAACAATTGAAGACACTCTAAAAGCTGCTGAAATGCAAGACATTCAACAAAGAGCAGCAGATATTGCTAGAGGCGGAGAATCAGCATTTGGCTCAAGAGCTAGATTAACAGCGCAAGAAAGACAAGAATCTTTAGGCAGAGGTTTAGGCGACGTTTTAAGCAGAATTAGATCAGGTGGTTTTGAAACTGCTCAAGAAAGAGCCTTAAGAGAATTAGAAAATTTGAGGTCTGGCGCAAGATCTGGCGCTCAACTAGAAGCTGGATTTGGCGGGCAACTTGCTGGAGCTCAAAGATTATTTGGTTCTGATATTGCTGGCCTTGGCGCAACAGAGCAAAGACTAAGAGCAGAAGATGTAGCTCAGCTAACAGGTCTTGGCGCAACAGAAAGAGGTATTGAAGAGCAAAGACTTGCAAGAGAATATGCTCAACAACAAGAACAAAGAATGGCTCCGTTGCAAGCAACTAAATTTATTCAAGGGTTTGCACCTCAATATGTAGCGAGCAAAACTCAAATTGGAAAAAAATATACAGAGCCTGTAGATCCATATGCAAGTGCTTTAACAACAGCTCTTGGCACATATGCTTCTTTGGCTCCTAAGCAACAGCAACCCATATACACTCCAACTCCACAAACTCAACAATCAAGTGGAGGAATGACTAATACTAGTTATCAACCTCAATATCAGCAGACTCAACAGCCGCAGTTTTTTAATATGGCTCAACCATATCAAGTTCCTCAACAACAAGGAATAGGCGCATACATGCCACCTCCTCCCGCTCCAGTCGCCCCGCAAATGCCTCAACAAGGAATATACGGAGCGCCTCAAGCATATAGAGGAACTTACGCTTAAAGGAATAATATGAATGTACTTCAAAGGAGAATGTTTCAAGCAGGCGGACCTTCAGACAAACTGATTCAAATAGAGCCAGTTAATTCTGAGCTTATACGGTATTACGTACAACAAGGTTACAGTCCTTTAGAAATACAAGAAGTTTATCCAGCAGCCAATCTTGGAATTATTGAGCAGATAGCCAGAGAAGAAGGCGGAAGTTTAAATCCAGCAGTATCTTTAGGCGAATCTTTTACAGGTTCTCCAGTTGTTACTCCAGCGCAAAGAGCAGATATTATTTCTGAAAGCATATCT